AAGTGGTTTAGAAGAACAAATTGCTCGGCAATTGAAATTAAAAAATATCAAGTTCGAGTATGAAACAACGACTTTAAAATATACGAAACCTGAAAAAGTACATAGGTATACACCAGATTTTATTCTTATTAAAAAAAACGGTGAGCCTATGTACATTGAGGGCAAAGGTAGGTTTTTAACAGTAGACAAACAAAAATCTTTACTTGTTAAAAATCAATACCCTAATCTAGATTTACGATTTGTATTTTCAAATTCAAAAACTAGGATTTCAAAAAAATCCAAAACAACATAAGCAATGTGGTGTGACAAGCACGGATTTAAATACGCTGATTGTTACATTCCAAAAGAGTGGATTAATGAATTAAATTAGGGTATACCTCTCGTAGGTAGTGAGTTCATATGCACTGCCTTTTGTAGTGACCCCTGAGATAACATCAAAGGGGTCTTTCTTTTCGTACCAAATATTTTGGGTCAAAAAAATTTTAAGGAAATATCAAAATGGAAAAAAGTGATTTTCTGTATCACGCTCCATGTTCCGAATGTCACAGCAAAGATAATGTGGGTGTGTTTTCGGATGGACATGGGCATTGCTTTGGTTGTGGGCATTACTATCACAACTATGAAAACAAAGAGGAAAAAATATTGGAAACAAATTTAATTGAAGGTGAACACAAACCTTTAAACAAAAGACACATAAATTTAGAAACAGTAACCAAGTTTAATTATCAAATTGGTAAACATAATGGGAAGACAGTTCAAATTGCAAACTACTATGACAAACATAATAAATTAGTTGCACAGAAATTACGTTACCCAGATAAATCATTTCAATGGTTAGGTGATAGCAAACAAGCTACACTGTTTGGACAAAACTTATGGCGTGACACAAATAAAAAAATTGTAATTTTAGAAGGCGAACTAGACGCACTGTCTATGTCGCAAGTACAAAATAATAAATGGGCTTGTGTTTCAGTTAAGACTGGAAGCCAAGGCGCAAAGAAAGATTTACAACAACAAATCGAGTGGCTTGAAAAAGCTGAAGAGATTGTGTTGATGTTTGATAACGATGAGCCTGGAAAACTTGCAGCTCAAGAATGTTCCAAACTATTTACACCTGGAAAATGTAAAATTGCAACGCTCCCAAGAAAAGATGCTAACGAAATGTTGGTCCAGGGCGAAACTGCAAAACTAATTGATTGTATGTGGAGTGCAAAAACATATAGACCAGATGGAATTATATCTGGAACAGAAATTTTTGAATTGTTATCTAAAGAAGATAAGACAGAAACAATTCCATATCCTTTTGAATGTTTAAATACAAAAACTTTAGGCATGAGAAGGGGTGAACTAATAACAGTAACAAGTGGTACTGGACAAGGTAAGTCACAATTATGTAGACAAATTGCTCACCATTTAATCAAGCAAGGTGAGTGTGTTGGTTACATTGCATTAGAAGAAAGCGTTAAAAGAACTGCGCTTGGAATAATGGGTATAGATTTAAAACGTCCATTACATCTATCAAAAGAAGGAGTTAATAAAGATGAGTTTAGAAACAGTTTTACTGCAACAGTTGGCAGTGGTTTGCTTTATCTTTTTGACCATTTTGGTAGCACGGAAAGTGAAAACTTACTTTCTAAAATTAGATACCTTGCAAAAGGTTTGGGTGTTCGTTGGGTTATACTTGACCACCTCTCTATTGTTATTAGTGGTTTAGAAAGTTATGACGAAAGAAAATTAATTGATGTCACCATGACTAAATTAAGAAGTTTAGTTGAAGCAACTGGCATTGGTTTAATTTTAGTTAGTCATTTAAGAAGACCAGAAGGTAACAAAGGTTACGAAGACGGCATACAAACATCATTAAATTCTTTACGTGGTAGTCATGCAATATCTCAATTGAGTGACAGTGTGATTGCATTGGAAAGAAATCAAAACGATGATGAAAATAAAAACTACACAACAGTACGTGTATTAAAAAATAGATACACCGGTGATACTGGCAAATGTGGAACGTTGTTTTTTGATAACGACACAGCTTGTCTAGTAGAAGTAAAGGAAGGACATGAAAGAGATTTTTAAAACAAAGAAAAATTGGAACATTACCAATGAGGTAAGTGACGCTATAGAACTTTGCAGAAAAAATCCAGACAAGATGGCAACAATTCATGTGCCTAACACAATGGTTAGACTTGCAGCAGAAATGATGTTGAATGAATTATCAATGTATGACGAAGCTGCTTGTCGAGTCACTGTAGAACAGGCAACGGTACATTAAATGAAACTACCAACTATACATAAAAAATTATTAAACGCACCATTCGTTCACGTGTATTGGAAAGATATAAATTCTAATGCAGCTTGGTTAAATTTAAAAGAAGCTAAACAAAGTAAAGTTACAATTTGTATTACAAGTGGATGGTTAATTAGAGCAGACAAAGATGTTCATATCATTGTAGGCGATGTTAATTTTAATGATGATGGAAGTTTAGGTGATGTAGGTAACGTTACAACCATGCCTACTGTTAACGTATTAAAAGTAAGGAAAATAAAAATATGAGTAAATACTGTTTTGACATAGAAACAGATAACTTATTAGAAGATTGCACGAAGGTTCATTGCATAGTCTTAAAAGATATAGACACTGAAAAAGTTTTAACTTTATCTAATGATGAAGCCATAAACAAACTTAGTAATGCAGAACTTATTATCGGACACAACATAATTAAGTTTGACATTCCTGTGTTAGAAAAATTATATAACTTTAAAACAAAAGCTAAAGTGTTTGACACTTTGGTGGCTACACGTTTGATTTGGTCTGACTTAATGGAGTCGGATATGAAGCGTGTGCATACAAAAGATTTCCCAAGAAAATTAGTCAACAAACATAGTCTTAAAGCGTGGGGTGTTAGACTAGGGAATTACAAACAAGAATTTGAAACTGATTGGCAAGAGTTTACAGATGAAATGTTAGAGTATTGTGTACAAGATGTAGAAGTTACACATGATTTATATAAAAGAATTGTAGATTATAATTATTCTAAACAAGCTTTAGCGCTTGAGCATTCAGTTTCTGAATTAATTTCTAGGCAAGAAAGGTATGGAATTTTGTTTGACAAAAACAAAGCCAGTAAACTTTATGCTAATCTGTCAGCACAACGAGACAAGATTAAAAGAGAAATGGAAGAAACTTTTAAACCAAAAGTTATTAAAAGAGTATCAGAAAAAACTGGTAAACCATTAAAGGATAAAGTTGTTGAGTTTAATCCTTCTAGCAGAATGCATATTGCAGAAAGATTAATTGAAAAATACAATTGGAAACCAAAAGACTTTACACCAGACGGTAAACCAAAAGTAGATGATACAGTTTTAAATAGTTTAGAATATCCAGAAGCAAAATTGTTAGCTAAATATTTTTTATTAGAAAAAAGAATAGGAATGTTAGCAGAAGGTAATCAAGCTTATTTAAAATTAGAACGGAATGGAAGATTACACGGTACTGTAAATACTAATAATGCTGTAACTGGCAGAGCAACAGCCATGAATCCTAATCTACAACAAGTACCCTCTGTCAGTGTACCTTATGGAAAAGAATTTAGAGAATTATTTACTGTTCCAAAAGGTAAAGTATTAATAGGAATAGATGTAAGTGGACTAGAGTTACGTTTACTTGGACACTACATTGCAAAATTTGATGGTGGTGAATACGCTGACATAGTTGTTAACGGTGACATACACACTACTAATCAACACAACGCAGGTTTAGAAACCAGAGACCAAAGTAAAAGATTTTTATACGCATGGCTTTACGGAGCAGGTGTTTCAAAAATTGCAGAAGTAACTGGCAAGTCAAACAAAGAAGCTGCCAAAGTAAAGAAGCGTTTCTTGGATAGACTACCTGCATTAAATAAACTTATCAAACAAGTACAACTTTCTGCTGAACGTGGTTACTTAATCGGTCTTGATAAAAGAAAGATTAAAGTAAGAAATACTTTCAGTTCTTTAAATACACTTTTACAAGGGGCAGGCGCAGCCGTTTGCAAAAGGTGGTTAGTTGAGTTTGACAACGCTGTTAAAAATATGTCTGGCGTTCAACAATTGTTATGGGTTCATGACGAGATACAAGTTGAATGTGATGAAGACAAAGCAAAAGAAATAGGAGAGTTAGCTGTCGAATGTATTAAACGCACTGGCGAACACTTCCAATTAAGAGTGCCATTAACAGGCGAATATAAAATAGGAAACAATTGGAGTGAAACACACTAATGAAAAATAATAAGTTCGACATTGATTTAAAGTACGGTCAAGAAAGAGAACAGAAAGTAGTATCTTTACTGGACCAGGACAAAAATAAAATAGAAGTAAAAACTGAAAGAGACTGGTGGGCAAAGACTGGTAACATTGCAATAGAAATTGAATGTTGGGGTAAGCCTTCTGGTTTATCTGTAACACAAGCTGACTACTGGGTTCATATTTTATCTTTAGGTAAAGATGATTATTGTAAATTAATCTTTGAAGTACCTAAACTTAAAAAGATAACAGAAAAGTTTAAGAAAAATTACAGAATGATTGGTGACAACAATGCAAGTAAATGCATTTTGATTCCTTTAAAAGAATTATTCCAATCAAAAAATTTAACATAACCAATCCGTAGGAGGATATAATCCATGAAGAGAAGACTCTTAATAGATGGTGACATTATTGCGTACAAAGCTTCAACTATGTCAGAGCATAGTATCAAATGGGAAGACTCAACTATTTGGACTTTACACGCAGATGAAAACCAAGGAAAATATCTCGCACTATCCGAGATAGAAGATTTAAAAGAAAATCTACAAGCTGATAGTATTACAATTGCACTAACTGATAATGTTAATTTTAGAAAAGACATTTTACCTAGCTATAAGGATAATCGTAAACAAAAACGTAAGCCTTTAATATTAGGGGCAATTAGAAAATGGTTGATTGATGAATACGATGCAATCATTTATCCAAATTTAGAAGCTGATGACGTACTAGGTATATTAGCTACTGAACCACAGAAAAAAGAAGAAAGAATTATTTGTTCTTTAGATAAAGACCTAAGACAAATTCCAGGTAAACTTTCTCAAGACGGTAGAACAATTGTCAAAAGAAATAAAACTGAATGTGACTGGTGGCATTTAGTACAGACACTTACTGGTGATGCTGTTGAT